ATTATTGATATCCTTTTGTTTTTTTGCTTTTTCAAAAAATACTTTGAAAATATGTTTTTTAATATTATCTCCTTGTATTTTTTTAAAAATATTGCTACTGAAATGATGAGATGATTGTATATTAAAAAAATATTTTGGTAAAGTAATTAAACTATTAAAATGAATATCTTCATGTTCCAAATATTTATGAATGAAATTATATATATTTTTTCCACTTGGATTTGATTTTAATTTTAATCCAATTGTTGATAAATTATTATCATTATTACATATGCTATTAATTATGTTATCTAAATTGTAAAAAGTAAATATATTATCATTCAAGTTATTTTCAATAGGATTTAATGTAGTATTCATTGCTTTTATGAATTTATCTTCATTAGTAAGCAAATAATTTGTGTAATTATTTTTATAATCGTTTATATCCTCTAATATATCTTTATTAACAAACTCAATATTAGAATCATCCTGGTATATTTTTCTTTTAAAAACACTTCCATAATACAACCATAGTGGTACATTATTATTTAATACACTAAAATGTAAAGGATTTTCTTTTGATAAATATTGAATATTTTCAATATTACCATTTTGATCTATTATTGAGAATGTTTCTCTCAATTTTTTAAAATTATAAATTAATTTTTCAACGTGTTTTTTTACTTTTGGTGTTCTGTCTTTTACCTTTATGTTTGATAGTATATCGTTTGCTAAATCTTCAATTTGTAATTGTATACCATAACGTTTTTCACTTTCAGTAACTTTTTCAACCTGTTCAATAAAACCTAAATCCATTCCTAATTCATTATTGTTAATTTCTTGTTCTAATTCCAAGTCAGGTTCAATATTTTCGTTTACATATGATAAATTGTTTCTATTATTATTTTCATATTGTTGCTCTTCTTCATCAGTTGGATCAATATTATTTTCATCATCATCCATTTGTTCATTGATTTTGTTTTGTTCACCTTCATCATTTTCTTTTTCTTCTTCACCTTTTTGTTCTTCATTAACATTTATTTGTTTATTTATTTGTTCATTAATTTCTATTTCATCATCTCGAATAACACCATAATTATTATTTGTAATAACAGGTTTATCACGTAATTCTATTTTTTCAATATTAAATTCTGGTTTAATTCCTGAATATTCAAAATCAATATAAATATATTTATTATCAGGATGAGTTTTAATTTCAATCATATCTTCATCATGGCTCATTATTTGTCCAGTTAATATAATTGGTAAATCTCCATTGAAATATATATTAATCCATTGACCGACAATTAAGTTATTTTGATTTACATATCCTTTTTTTTCAGCATGTTCTAATATAATTATTTGTTTAATAGATTTGTCTGCTACAATTCCATTTTCTAAATTTATTCTCTCTTTTTGTGTTTCATTTAAAATCTCAAAATAATTAGTGTCAATATATGTAATTAAAAATTTATTATTATGAAATTTTTCATTTGTAGGTGAAATAAACTTTATAATATCTCCGAGTTTTAATGACATAGAATTATTCATATTTTACTATACCATATCTGTAGAAATTTATTTAAAAAAATAAATTTAACTTGAAAATATTATTTTAAAAAAAAATTGATTTAATAAAAAAGAAAAATAATAATGCAAAAAGTAATTATGACACAAGTTTGCAATTTGATTCCCTCGCAATTTATGAATTATAACAAGGATAATAAACTTGTTAAAATTCATGAAGTAAAAAATGAAGAAAATGATACATTGTTTACACATATCAAGTATGTAAAAACTCTTTTGGATCTTGGTGAAGAACCAGAAGAATATTACAAACATTATCGTTGTGTAATATTAAATACAGAAGGTAAAGTTGTTGGTTTTGGTATTCCAAAATCAAGTGATTATGAAAATTTTAAGAATTCAAATGATGTTCAAGATTGTATTTTGGAAGAATTTGTAGAAGGTACAGCTATTCAATTATTTTACGATAAAACACAAAAAAAAATGTTTGATAAAAAACTAAACACACTAATACCAGAATGCGAACAAGAAAATAATATTGGTTGGACAATAAGTACACGTGGAAGTATTGGAGCAAAAAATTCATTTTATAAAACAGAAAATGTGTTCGATACTAAAAATTTCGCAAGCATGTTTGTTGAATGTGCACAAGAAGTTGAGCTTGATCTATCGAAACTTAATAAAAATATTTGTTATAATTTTGTTATCAAACATAAAGAAAATAGAATCGTAAATGTAATTAAAAATAATGAATTGTATTTCATTTCTGGATATAATATCCAATATGACGAAAAAACAAAACATTATACCATTAATGAAATGGATGATGATGAAACATTGAATATTAAACAATTCGAAAAAATAAAATATCCTGTTAAATTTGATAGTATTGATCAAGCATGTGATTGGGAAGACTTTGAAGCCATGTTTGGATTTAAAAGAGAGAGCATTTTCAATATCAATCTTTCAACTGAAACAGTCATTATGGGATTCGTTATAAAAAATGTTAAAACAAATGAACATACTAAGCTAAAAAATTGTACATTTGATACTATTCGTGAATTGAGAGGAAACCAACCAAAATTGGAATATCATTATTTGGAACTGCGTAAAAATAAAAAGGTAAAAGAATTTCTTCATTTGTTTCCAGAATACAATAGTGCATTCAGCAGCTATAATACAAAAGTTGTAGACTATACTAAGAATCTATATAAAAATTATGTAGATGCTTATATAACACATGATAAAGATAAAGAGGATATTTCATATGAAAATAAATTACATTTGGATGCAATTCATTATATTTATAGAACAGAATTGCGTGGAAATAATAAGTATGTACAATTAAACGATGTTATCCAATATGTAAATAATTTGCCACCACAAAAACTAATGTATAGTTTAAATTATAAAAAAAGAAAGTTAACGAAAGATTTGAATTAAATTAATAAACAAAACAAAAACAAAACAAAAACAAAACAAAAACAAAACAAAAATAAAACAAAAATAAAACAAAAATAAAACAAAACAAAAACAAAAACAAAACAAAAAACAATTACATGTTTTTTTATTTAATAATAAAAAAAACAATTAAAAGAAATTTATAATTATTATTATAGTTATGCTTATATTTTTACAATCGTTGTTTTTAAAAATTTCAAAGTTTTTTATTATAAAATTTATGTATACAATAAGTTATTTCCAAATTTTACTGGGTAATATATTTAAAAATGACAATATTAATGAAAATATTTGTGAAGTAATAAAGTCAGGAAAAGTTGATTCAAAAATGAATATTGATGTGTATACTTTATCAAGACTTGATGATAATTATGATATTTATGATTTTATTATATATAAAAAATATATTTCTAATAGAATTTATGGAAAAATAATAGACAAAAATAAAATAAATGAATTAAAAGAAGAAATTACACAAGACATGTTAATTAAACCAACAGAATATTTTATTAATATTGAATTAACGATTGAAGATTTGTTAGAACCATTTGAGATTTCATTAAAAACGCCTTTAAATTTTTATTTTAAAAATACAAAATTATTAACAAAAGAACATATTGTATATTTATTGTATCAAACACATAATTATATTTTAGAAAAAGATGTTCCGTATGAATTAGAAATAATGGATAATAAATATAATACTCTAAAATTAAATAATGATCAATATATGATTTACAAAGATGATAAATGGATTGTATGTTAATTAAATAAATTACTTTTTACTCATATGATAAATTAGTATTTACTCATATGATATATTATTGTGTTTTATATAATTTAAATCATCATCTAAAAATATATGTAATATTTTTTTTTCTGGTAGATTATACGTCTCAAAATCATCGTCATTAATCTTTAATAAATGTTTCATTAATACACGTGCACAATGTTTATGTGTAACGATTAATGGAAATTTATTTTCACTAAGTGTATATAATATGTCATTTTCATAATATGGTAAAAAACGTTGTAATACGTTTTCTTTTGATTCACCATTTTTAATAGTATCAAAGTAACAATTTTTATAAGCAGGATATTTTTTTGATCTTATGTCATTGATATTTTCTATATCAATAACAGGTGGTTTCATATAAAAATTATTTCTCATCATATCCGTAAATTTTTTTCCGTATTCATTGCGAATATATTCGCGTGGCATACCTTCTAATTTTCCATAATGTTTTTCATTTAATCTCCACGATGTGTATATATCAATATTTTTTTTTTCAAGATTATCTTTTATAATGTTTGATGTTTCAATTGCTCTATTTAATACCGATGAAAATATAACGTTTGGTTTAATATTTTGTTCATTTAATATTTCAGCAATTTTTTTTGCTTCATTTCTTCCTTTATCTGTTAACGGTATGTTTGTCCATCCAGTAAATTTACTATCATGATTCCATATTGATTGACCATGACGAATAAGTAGAAAAGAATTTTTTTTTAAATTATGTTTTAATTTATCATTTCTAAGCATTTAATAAATTTAAATATTAAAATAATAGATTATAAATGTAATTACAATTAAATTAATTGATACGTGATTGAAATTTTCTAAACAATTTAAGTCATATTTTGTACCCATAATTACATCCATTGTATCAATACCAAAATTTGTTTTAGGATTTAAATGATGTTGAGTGTGACAAAGAGGATTTTCAAAATAATAATTTATTACATGTGCTGAAGCATAAGTTAATGCCCATAAAAATAATACACTAAAGTTTATTAAATCTTTAATATTTAATATATAAAAAAGGAAATATAATGATAAACCTTCGTACCAAAAATTACCAATAAATTCCCCTATTAAATTAGTCCATTGTTTATTAATATTGGAATTATGATGTATTGTGTCATGAAAGTCAAATACATAGGTAAATATTTGTATTAATATATGATCAAAAGTTGTATCAGTTTTTCGATTGAAAAATTCTTTGTTACATTTTTTATAAAAATCTACAAAACATAAATAATGACTTAAATAATGAACATACCATCCCCAAAAAGAAACTAATGCTAAGGAAGAGAATAAAATAAAAATATATTTAGAATGATCCCATCTATATATGTATTTATAATCTTTTAAATAAATTATTATTAAGCATACAAATAGAGTAAAATAAAAATAGCGATTTATAAAAAAAGAATCATATATGTATTTTTTTCTTTTAAATAAACCATTTACAAACTTATTTTTTTTATATTTAATATTACAATCAATATTTAATGAATTTATTTTTTCAATATTTTCCATTATAACTAATAATGAAAAATATTATTTTATCTTTTATTTTACATTATTATTTTTATTTAATTAACGTTTGTTCATAAGTAAACCTTGTTTAAACATATCTTTATGAATAACACGTGTATTAAGGTTATTTTGGAATTCAAGGTTAATATGTTCTTGGGGATTATAAAATAAATGAGTTTCTCTTGCAGGTTGAATACCTCTAACTTCCCATGCAGGTGTTTCAACACGTGATTGTCTAACTAATGATTTGGTAGTTGGATACATATTAACTGCAGGTATTTCAGCGCTTGAATTATATGTTTTACATACATCATCACGATTTAATCTTTTTGTTAAACCAAATAAATCATTTTCAATAAAAATAGCGTTATTAGAAAAATTAGCACCCCATTTTTGTAATCGAATATGAGGATCTTCTTGGAATGGCATTTCAATACCATTACCAGGCACATTTAACATATAACGTCCTGTAAAGGTTTCTTCCGCTAATTGTTTTTCAACACGTACTTTATCATATTTATATCTTGTAAAAGCCATAATATATATAATATATATTATTTATATTATATATTATTTATTTAATTTATTTTAAAGGTCTTTGATCCTTTTCCATAACAAGCCCTTTTGGCATAATTAATGTATTTTTATTATAAAATCGAACAACTGGTAATGTAATATTTGTTCCTTTTATTGGTTGTGTTGGGTTTACTAAATTAGTTGCGTTGATACCAAATAATGATGATTCTACATCTACACTATTATTATATACAGATTGTGATTGTCTTGGTAATTGTGCAGGATTTAAACCGAAATCAGGTAAAAAAGTTTTATTATTAATTGAAAAATTTTCATTTAATCTATACAAACCAGAATTTTTATTAACACCTGTTTGTATCAAATAATTTTCTCTTGTATTATTATTTCTTGTTGAAGCCATAAATATATAATATATATATTTTATATATTTATTTTAAATAAATTTATTTTTTATATGGTTTATATTTAACACTATTTACTTTACCAAGCATTACAAGTTGATTTGAATCCATAACAGCAATACGCCCCAAACCTGCACAATCGTCGAAAGTTTCTAAATATAATGGTTGTTGTGGAATAAACTCTACTTCTGCTGTTTCACCTCTTTCCAAAAATGGAGGTTCATCTAATTTTTCATTTCCAGTTTTTTTCCCCATTTTCCAATGAATTTTATTCATTTTACATGCAGATTTGGCTGTTCTAACATGAACACATGGAGAAAAACCTGGCTTCAATTGTCCTGGATGTTCTTGAACAACTACTTGGGCAACAAAACTCTCTACAGGTTCTAAAATTTTATCCTTTTCTAAAGAAATAACATCTCCTACTTTTGGCATATTCATTTTATCTAAACCTTTAATATTTAATCCAACATTATCACCAGGTTTTGCATTTGGCCAACTTTTATGATGCATTTCGACACTAAATACTTTCAAACCATTAAGTCCTCTTGGAGCAATTCTACATACATCTCCTGCACTAATAATACCTTGTTCAACACGACCTGTAATAACATCACCAACACCCTTAATTTTATATATACCATTAATTGGAACACGTAAAGGTTTTTCAGGGTGACGTTTTGGTGGTTTAACAAGTTTTTCAAGAGCATCATATAATGTAAAACCTTCTACTACAGTTTCTTTGTTTAGATTAGCTTTCCAACCTTTATACCAAGATGCTTTTTCTGTTTTATTTACCAAATTTTCTCCTTGAAATCCAGAATAAGGAATGAATGGAACTTGTTTTGGTTTAAATCCTGCTTGTGTGATCATCTTTGTCATTTCTTCTTTAATTTCGTTAAATCTTGTTTCTGACCAATCAACTGCGTCCATCTTATTTACACCAACAATTAGTTTTTCAATACCCAATAAACCAAGTAATCGTGCATGTTGTCTTGTTTGGCCTTGTATTTCACCTGTAGAATGATCACCACGAGCAATTGCTGTTTCAAAACCTTCTGCGGGTACTAAAAGTAAAGCAACATCTGCTTGTCCAGCACCACTAATCATGTTTTTAACATAATCTCTATGACCAGGAGCATCTACAATTGTGTAATGATAACTATCAGTAAAAAATTCTTTTGTTGTACAATTAATTGTAACACCTCTTTCACGTTCTGCTTTATCTTTATCCATATAGTATGCAAAAGCGAAAGAACTCTTTCCTTGTGCATCTGCCTCAGCTTGTAATTTAGACATTTCACGCTCTGAAATACCTCCCAACTTAAAAATAAGGTGACCAGTAGTTGTAGATTTACCAGCATCTACATGACCACAAACTACCAATGAAATATGCTGCTTTGCTTGTTCTTGTTCCTGTGCCAATGCTGCCATATTATAACATATTATCATCACAATCTTTTAAATCGTTTTAAATATTATATTGTAATATATAACATGTTTTGATCACGAATAATACTTATATTAAATTTTTTTGAATCATTGAAAATAATAGTTTCGCGTAATGTTTTTGGTATTAAATAATATATTGTATTATACAATATTTTAAAACAATTTGTTTTATCAATTATAATAATATTTTCTAGCAAATACGTATATCTTGGATATAGAAATTCTATAAAACGCTTTGACTGACTTATTTGTGCTGCATGTTTTAACCCAAAATTATAACTATTGAATAACCAAATCCATTTTTTTTCTTTTTTTATACAATCTTCTAATTCATAATGAAGGTGAGTTATTATTCCATCTGTATCATCATAATGAATTGCTTCGCTTGGACATGTGTAATAATAAATATATTCATCTGTTTCAAGAACTTTATGAAATGAATGGCAATCTTTTTGGTATTTACACAATGGACAAAATTTATATTCATATTCATTAAGATCTATTACATAATCCATGTTTATAAATAATTATTTATAATAATAAATTTTAATTAAATCATATTATTTATTAATTAAAATCAATTTTAATTTATTTAATTTATATTTAATTTATATTTAATTTATATTTATTAAATAAATTAAGTTTACTAGTTTTCGTCTAATAACATAACAGCCATTGCAGCATAGTTATGTAAATCAATTAATGTATCACGTAATGATTCATTATTAACTAAATGTACACCATTTTTTGTAACTGATGATAAACGTTGAATTTTATCACCAATTCTAACAATTACGCCAACAGGACCGTATTTAGCAAAAGCATCTCCATAGTCTTTATTTTTTTTTAGAAATAATTCAAACGCTTCGGTATGTACTTTAAAATATTCCATTTCTCTGGTTTCTTTTTCTTCAATTTCTTCATTCTTTTCGACAGGTATAATATCTAATTTATTAAAAACTGACATAATAATATTATACTATTATTCTTTAATTCGTTTTTAAATATCCTTAATAAGGATAATTAAAAGCTTTTGACGAGGTTCGAACTCGTGATCTTCAGTTTACAAGACTGACGCCTTACCACTTGGCCACAAAAGCCCTTCCACCATATTAATCTATATTATATACTTTAAGTATTTTTAAACAATATTCATATTTTTCATAAAAGACAATAAAAGAAAATACAAAAAAGCAAATATTACACTTTTTAAAATATATCCATTCAAATTCATATTACCATCACCATGAAAAGCAAATTTAAAACTACGCGTAAACCAATTATTAATTACAGGCAAATGAAACAAAAAATATAACAATCCAATTATAATTGGAATTTGCATTTCTTCATATAAATATTGTAACGATGTTGTACGGTTATCTTCTTTGCGTTTTTTTTCTTTAATATTTTCCATACTTTCATAGTCTTCAATATAATTATTATTTTGTGGAACATAATTAGCGGTTGTTTGTATATCTTGACGATTAGACATTTGAGGAATATCTCGTGATGGTAATCCTAATACATCGCTTTGAGAAGCAATTTGTTCCATTGATTTTAATATATTAGATATATCGCCATCATCTGTAGGTGGGGTATTTTGTACAACTTGATTCATTTGAGGTTTATTACTTGACAATGAATTAACAATATCATTATAATTTAATTTTGCTTCTTCTTGCATACTTGTTTGAGGTACACTTTGTACTTCATTAATATTTAAATTAATATTTTGTTGAACAGGTTGATTTCCTAAACTACTAGGTAGATCGTTGATATTTGTTGTGTTTAAATCAGCCATTTATTCTTTAATTTAATATAAAATAAAGATTATATAACATTTACGCATAACTAATAACATCTTTGGTACATTTTGTTTGTTCTAATTTATAACTATAACAATTTTTATCATGTTTAATAACAGCATCTTTTATTTCATCATATGGTGCTGCATATTTAATAATACAATTTTTTCCTTTACACACATTTCTAAATAAAGCAGCTAATCCAATCCCGAGAATTATTGAAATTATTATTTTACCATTTTCAGAAAATAGTTTTTTAACTAAACTCATATAATAACTTTATATTTTGTTTTATAATTAATATGTTATAATGTGTAAAATTCTAAATTGTAATTTTATTATTTTAAATAAAAATTGATATAGAAATTATTATTTAAAATAAATTAATAATTAATAATAATGCGTATTGTTACCAAGCCAAAACAATTTAGAACAGATATTGTAAAACACATTGATAGTATGATTGATGAACCTACATTTGCTAGAAATTTAGAAATTGGAATATTTAATGGAACAATACAAGAAGCAAAAAGATTAAAAGTAATAACAAAATGGTCAAATACTTATTTTGTTGAATTATATTTAACACGTCTTAGAAGTATGTTAAATAATATTAATAATCCATATATTATGAATGAAATACAAAATAAAACATTAAAACCAGAAATAATGGCATTTATGACTCATCAAGAACTTGATCCGGAACGTTGGAAACCATTTATTGAAGCTAAAATTAAACGTGATAAAGTTAAATATGAAACAAAAATTGTTGCTGCAACAGATTCATTTAAATGTAGAAAATGTAAATCTACAGAATGTACTTATTATCAAATGCAGACTCGTTCTGCAGATGAACCAATGACAACATTTGTTTCTTGTATTAATTGTGGTAATAGATGGAAATGTTAATTAGGTTTAACTTTCTATAATATCTATCTTTTTTATCATTTCTACAAAAGTATAATATGAAAAACATATCATTATTGTAAATAAAAATAAATAAAATAATATAAAATTTTTTTTAAAGTTGAATATTCCTTCTTCGTTTAGTGAAAAATAATATTTACGAATATAATACACACATATTCCTGAAAAGAAAATATTAGGCAACCAATGATCAGTATTTTCAATAAAATTAAGATCACCACAATTATATTTTGTATTAAATATAATATCACATATATCAGGAAAAATATTAGTGTTAATATCTTTATGATGTTTTGTATGATAGTTATTAATTCGTAAAAATGTATAATTTACAAAATGTACTGTTGAATAAAATAAAAATAAATAAAAAAATATAAATGGATCATAAATGTAATTAATATGATCTACATTATTTAAACCACTTACGAATACAACGGCCATCATTATTCCTAAAAATTCCATTATTACTTCTTGATAAATGCTGGAATAATCATCATGGTCATGATGATATATATGTATAAAGTAAAAAAATAATGACAATGGAACATGATAAAACATATGACCAAAATATACGTAAATCAATCCTAATATCATAATTATATAACCAGAAATTAGCTTATCGGGAATTATTAAATATGTTATAATGAATAAAGCAATATATGTTTTATAATTAATAAATATAGATGTTTTAATAGCTTCTAATCTTTCTTTTATTGTATATTTGCTTGTATAACCACTATCATAATTAATAATATTTAAAAAATATGATTCTATATTTTTTGTAAATGTAATTAATTCCTTATTCATATAATTTATTACATTATAACAATTTTTTTTGTATTTAATTATTCGTTAAATACAAAAATATATTATTAATATAAACATTAATAATGGTATTTAATAATAATACAAATATTCCTATTAATGTTTTACATAAAAAACAACTTGTTAAATATTGTTTAGATAGTTTAAATAATTTGAAAACTCCTAATCATGTAATAGCATTTGTTATTAAAGCTTGTCATATGCTTACACCTGTTATGTTTTTTTTGATTTTCATGTTAGCTCCACCAGTGATTGCAGTTTTATCTTTATTACCTTTATTTGCAGCTTTGTGGTTATATTTATATTTTAACGGTTGTTTTATAACGACAGTTGAAAATAAATTAGATCCAGGTGGAATAAATATTATTGATCCTTATTTGTATTATTTAGGAGTTGAAATAACCGATAAAAATAGACATTATTATACATTACAAATAAGTGCCATATATTTTGCAATCGTTGCACCAATTTTATTTTATCGTTTATATTATTTCTTTTTCTGTAAATAATCTACAATATTTTATTAAGATTAATATATATGACTATTTATAATTTTATTCAACAACAAAGATTGACAACATCAATATTACTATATTTATGTATTATGGGTTTATTGATATATAGCAAACCCTCTTTTTTGTTTAATAATGATAATAGTATTAAACAGTTTGGTATAGGATATCAATCAAAAACTGTTTTACCATTATCAATAATGTCAATAATTACAGCAATATTATCATATTTAATAGTTTTGTATTACTTAAACTATGCAAAAATGAAATATTAATTTTTAGTTATTTTGTTATATAATTGAAATGCTAATATCCAAGCAAAATTAATCCATATGAAATAAGGAATATAATATTTATTTAATATTAGTGATTTTTTAAAACTGCCAAAAAAAGTAATAAAATATTTTATTCGAAATAATCCAAATATCCATAACATAGACAAATTTATTAAACTTTTAAATTTTTGTAGTTTTGTTCTACCATTTATTTTATTGTTATATTGAAAATTATATAACCATAAACCTTGTATTAATGATTCTATAGATGTTATTAATTTATTTTTGCTAATAAAATTTAGTGAATAATTTGATGTAAATATTTGCATGTTCATATTATACAATAAAAGATGCAAACATGGCCATATAATACCAAATATATATCCAGGTGGTTGCCATAATGCTTTTTCTTCATTTATATCAAAACGAGCACTATTGTTAATAGTGAATGGTAATGTTACTAAAAATGGTGAACTACTAATTATTATGTTTGTAATTGGTTTTAACATTTAAATATATTATCATAAAAATATTTAAATTGTTATAATTTATAATTTTAAATTATAATAATATTATATGACTTATGGGGCAAATTTAGTTGAACCAGGCGTACATTTTTTTTTTAATGAAACATTAAAAAAATGTAAGGAGTTTAAAGATAAATATTACAATTGGATCTATAATATATTCATGTTTACTGGTTTTTGTTTGATATTTTATTTAATATTAAGATATAAATATAAAAGTAAAATAGATATTCAAGAGCAAAAGCGTAAAGAATTACAAAAAGAAAAATATATTATTTCAAAAATAAGAAATTATCAATCAGAAAAGAAAATGAACAGTAATATAATTACTGGTTTACCAGAATATGAAAATGAATATAGTTTAATAGCAAGAAGACTTTATAATAATTATCATTAAATTAAAATTTCATATTTTATTCCGTGTTATATATATTATGGATCAAGATTTAATAGAAGCAATTGATAAGTATTATTCTTATAAATCAAAATATGAAGATGAATATAAGGAAAAAGTTGAAAAACTTAGAGTAAAATATGATAATGATGAAGATAAAAGTTTATTGATTGATAAAATTAAAGAAATTAATATGCCATGTGTTTTTTGTAAAAGAAAAGTAAATACTAATTTTATTAATAAAGATAATCATTTACTAATTATGTGTGGTGATAAAGAACGACCATGTAAAGATAAATTAAATATTTTAAAATCAAGATTTAAACATTTAAATAAGGTTATTTTTGAATTAAAAGATTTGATTGAAGAAATAAAAGAGGCAATAATTATTATAAAATTAGATTTAACATATAACATTAAAAATGAAGAAGAGGCTTTAAAAGAATTTAAAGAATTACATGATGACTTGAATATTTATACATCGATCTATATGGGAAAATTAAGACAAAAAATGCACATAGAAAACGATGATGAAAGAAATCATTTGATTGTAAATAAAATAAAAGAAATTGAAGAGTTTCAAAAACAAAGTATAAAAATTATAAATTTATACGAAAAAGAAAAAACACCTCAATTATTAAGTGATTATGCTGAAAATATTAAAGATTATCAAATGATTGAAAAAGAAAAATTACAAAATTTAATTTATAGTTTTCAAGAAGTATTCAATATCGAAAATGAGGATAGAAATGAATTAGAACATAACTTATATCAATCTAAAGTTCTATTTGAATTATACGATACAATTGTTGACGAAGATGCAAAAGTAGTAGAAAAAGAGAAAGACGGTCATGTGAATGATATAAATGAAAATAATAATTCATTTAATTTTTTGCGTGGTGGTAGCACTGATGATGAAATTCAAGAAGGTGGTGGTGTATTAGAAGAAATAGATATTGGACTAACATCAGTTACTGGAGGTACTATTCAACTAAAACCTAAAATAGGTGATAGTGATAGTGGTAGTGATAGTGGTAGTGATAGTGATAGTGATAATGATTAGTCAATAATGGAATATATTTAAAAATAATATAAACAAAAAAATAAAAAAATTAAAAATGATTTTATATTATTGAATATATATATAATGTTAAAATTTATTAATATATATATATTTTTGGCTAGTTTTTTTATAGGATTATTTTTTGTATATATGTTAGGAAGTGATAGAAAAATAATTTATGCATATCCTTCACCTGATACATATAATGATATAATTATTAAAGACGATGCTGATAATTGTTATAAATATAAACAAGAAGAAGTAGATTGTGAAAAAAATAAAGACAAAATAAAATCTTTTCCCATTCAACATTTATCAACAGAAAAAGAAATAGAAGCACCTAAATTTTTAGGTCTATTCTAAAAAAAGTATTTGTCTATTATTTTCACGTATTATTTTTATATAAATTAATGATTTATATTATAGTATTAATTTATAGAAATGTTAAAAATATTTTTATTAGCACTTCTTGTTAGAACTACCAATTCTTATTTGAATATTTTTAGTTTAACAAATTTTAAATTAAATTCGATTGAAATCTTTTCGAATGTTTTACCAAAAGTTGATATTTTTGGACATAAAATTTTAGAACAAAATAAATTAATCATAGAAAAAATAATAGAAAATGATGGAATATCTTTAGAAATAAAAAAACAAATAATTTTAGATATAGTTAGATTAACAAAAATGGGAGATGATTTTGGTAGTATTGTATTACAAAATTATGAACATTATATTAATCATATAATATAATAATATATATATGGATAACCAAAAAAAATTATTGTTATTAACTGTTAAATTATCTATTTTTATTCAAATTATAACTGGCGTTATACAAATTAATGGTTTATTATTTCCATTAAATGAAAAAGATTTGATATTAAGAGATATATTATGGATTGAAAGTATTTCACAGATTATTGAATTTATATTTTACATTTACATTGCTACTTACATTGTATCAATCGATTTAAATTCTGTTACTCCAAAAAGATATATGGATTGGGTATTATCTACACCAATTATGCTAATATCTACAATAATGTATTTTGATTACACAAAAAAACGCAAAGAAGATAATGTACAAAAATATCGTGCAATAGATTTTTTTTATGATAATAAAAAAAATATTATAAATATAGTTATTTACAATGCGCTGATGTTATTATTTGGATTTTTAGGTGAAACTAATATTTTACCAAAATACATTGCAATTCCTACAGGATTTTATTTTTTTATTAAATCGTTTTATATAATTTATGAAGATTATGCTTACGTAAAAAATACAACACCTATTAATAAATTACTATTTAATTACATGTTTTTTATATGGGCGTTGTATGGTGTTGCTGCATTATTTCCATTATTACAAAAAAATATTTCATATAATATTTTAGATATATTTTCAAAGAACTTTTATGGTCTTTTTATTTTTTATAAAATATATAATTTACAAAATTAAAATGTTTTATGATTTTTAATCCATTTAAATGCAAAACCAGGAAATCTTTTAATATAATTCATGTACAATATATAATCACTATTTTGTCTTTCATTATAAATAATCATTATTTTATGATTTTCAATAATATATTTTATTTCTTTTAAACATTTATTGAAATTTACTAATTTTGTATTATCAAATTCATATATAACTGTTTGTAATTCATAAGGTAATTGAAACATTTTTTTTATTGATTTAATAACTACATATTATTAAATCAATTTTTTTATTATTAAATTTTTTTATAAATATCTACGTATTGATTTATTACATTACTCAAATCATCCACTAAATATTTTTCACATATTTTATTTACAACGTTGTTTATTTCTTCCAATTTCTCATCAACTTCCCTTATAGATATTTTTTTTATAATAACGTTAACATCCTTTGCGTGGAAATATTTCAATGGATATTGTATTTTTATCTCTCTATTTTTATTATCAATAATTTTTATAGCATATTTTTTTTTCATTTCTTTTTCATACAATTCTCTTGTCAAATATTCTTCTATATGTATTAATTTACCTTCTATAACACCATGACTTTCATATAGAATAATTGGGAATCCGTTTCTATTTCTTAAATCATATTTATCAAGCCGAGTATTTGGGGGATAATAATTATAATCGCCTTCATAATTAATACGCACCATTTTACCTATATGTTTGGTATAATCTTCATCTATAGGGGACCACATCTTCTTTTTATATTTTATTACAGACATTCACCTGACATATCAAATCAATTTTTATATTAATCTTCATCAGAATAAATATACATTTCTTCTTCAAGTTCTTCATCATTATCTTCATATTCCTCTTCATCATCATCACTATTAACATCATCCATTATAAGTTCTTCACTATCTTCTACAATAAAACCATCTTTAAGATATCCTTCTTCGGTTTTCATTTCAGCTGGAATATTGTCTAGTTCATCTTCTTCACTACTGTCATCTGAGCCTAAATCTTCAAAACCTCCAAACAATATTTCATATATTTCATTCCACATTTCTAATGTTAAATCTATAATATCTTCTGTATTGTTTTTACAAGCTATTAATGCACAATTTCCAAAAAATAATGTTTCATCAACAGGAGGTGGAAAATCATATTTATTTTCTGTATTTGCACGTCCTTCAACTTTACCATATAAGTGAATATCAAAAATACAATCTTTATGTTCTACTTCCCATATTGCTTCTTCAAAACCTTCACTTTTTCGAAAACCACATAATTTACTTATTTTATTTATATCAAGTTCTTTAATATTACTAGAAACTTGCTTTAAATTGCTATTTTTTTCAACAATAATTATACTAGTCATGTCTTATTGTAGATAATATAAAATAAAGGTTTAAATACTTTATGTATATTATAACATTGTGAATGAAATTATATATTGAAAATTTAAAATTAACAAATAAAAAAATATTTGAAGAATTAATTTCAAAATATTTATTTAAAAAGCATAATAGTATTGAAATTTATACTGATAACGGTGTTTTTAAAGTAGAAAACGAAAAAATATATAAAATTGATTTTATTGATGGAGAAATTATACGCATGAATAATTATATTCCTCATGGTAATTTGATATTTGATAAAACTATAGTAAAAAAAAGACAGGAATATGTTTCTTGTATACCAAACAATAATATAATTATTCAAAAAATAATTTATCGATTACAGTTACGACCAAAATCACCTTTTAATTGTATTATAGAATATGATATTGAAAAAGATTGTATTTATGATATTTATTTTCAATTACATGAAAAACATGCTGCATATAGTTATGCTGATTTGGATAATGAATTTATTAAAGAAGATTTAATCTCGTTTATAAATGAAATGAACTAATCTAAATATATTTTAATTAACATGCTTTGGACAATTCAAATAGTATTTTTTTCAATTATAATAATTTTTTTATTACATTATTTATTTGATTTTTTAACAATAAATATGAAGATAAAAATATTTAATACAATTGATGAAGTTACAGAAAATAGCAATATAAACAATAATTTGATAATAGAACAAAATGTTGATTTATTAAAAGAAAGTATTCAGCAATTAAATCAAAATAATTTATTACATACAAATTTACAAATACAAAATCAAGAAGTTTTTGGACAAGAAAAAAAGGTGATAGTTGAAAATAATATAATTAGTGAAAATGATATGAGAAATGAATTATCAAAATTAATAAATAGTGAATTAGATACACAAAATAATTATAATAATTTTAATAATAATAATTCTAATAATAATAATTCTAATAATAATTCTAATAATAATTCTACCCTTATAAGTGAACTCCCCTTATAAATCAAGTAGTAAATGATTAAGTAATTATAATATAATATAAAGCATTATTTTATAATTAATTATAAATGATTACTATTTTAGAGTATGTATGGATTGGTGGAAAAGGAGAATTACGTAGTAAAATTAAAGTAATAAATCGTCGTTATAATTATAGAGATATTTGTGATAATACTGAAATAAGACCTTATTTTATAGAAAATTTTAAATGGAATTATGACGGAAGTTCTACTGAACAAGCAAATGGTGATGATTCAGAAATAACTTTAAATCCTGTACGATTATTTTATAACCCTGATACATATAATATTAGACATATTGATTATAATAGTTTTATTTTATTGTGTGATACATATTGTTCAAATGGTGAACCTGCTAAATATAATAACAGAAAACATGCAAAAGAAATTTTTGATAAAGACTTATCGCAAAAACCTTGGTTTGGTTTAGAGCAAGAATATTTCTTAATGAATTCAAATACGCGTAAACCAATTTATTTTAATGGTAGAACAAAACAAGGACAATTTTACTGTAGTGTTGGAAATAACAATGCTTTTGGTAGAAATATAGCTGAAGAACATTTACAAAAATGTATAACAGCTGGTATTAAAATTAGCGGAATAAATGCTGAAGTTGCTCCAGGACAATGGGAGTTTCAAATAGGTATCTGTGAAGGAATTGAAGCAGGTGACCATATGATTGTTGCCAGATATTTGTTGGAAAAAATAACTGAGAATTATGATGCATATGTTGATTATGAACCTAAACCTCTTGAAGGAGATTGGAATGGTTCTGGATGTCATACAAATTATAGTACACTAAATATGCGTGAAGGTTGTGAAGACATAACAGGATTAGAATTTATTCAAGAAGCAATTGAAAAATTATCATTAAAACATGATGAACACATGGCTGTTTATGGAACAGGAAATGAAAAAAGAATGACAGGTAAACATGAAACAGCAAGTTACGATAAATTTTCTCATGGTATTGCAAATCGAGGAGCTTCTGTAAGAATAGGAAATGAAACATATAAAAATGAAAAAGGATATTTTGAAGACAGGCGTCCTAGTTCTAACTGCGACCCATATCTGGTTACTTCAAAAATTTTTGAAACAACATGTCTTTAAAATGAAAAATAATATTAATATACTATATTATTAATGAATGAAATAATAGTATGGATTTCAATTATATTATTAATATTATCATCACATTACATATTAAAATATACATTTATTAAGTATATTATTGGAATAGTATTTTTGATTAGTTTTTTTTATATATTAAAGAAAAAGTCATTTAACGATATTTTTGATTTAAAAACTAGTGTTGTTTTTTTGGGATTTTTTTTAGTTTTATGGGGAATTGATAATAATAATAATATTATTAATAAATATATTGTACCTTTTGTATTATTTTTAAATATATTATTTTTGATTACGATGTGTTATCCGTTTAAAACAATTCAAAATTTTATAACTTTATTAGGTTTTATTTATCTATTAATTACTTTTGATTATACTAAATGGAACGTGCAAAATATGAAATTAATAAATGTTGATTATACTTGGATTATTGCTAAAACAATAATTCTAAGTTATATGTATATATTTGATGATTGTGTAAAAGAAAAAATGAAAGCTTTGATAGTGTTATATACACCGTTATTATATCCATTAAATGAATATTTAATACATAGAACAATACATATATCGTTTGGTTTTCTTTATTACTTCTTATCTAATTAAAAATAATAAATAAAATATTTTTTATGTATTATTTAAAATTTATTTAATCTCACTTTTCCATAAATAATCACAATGACAACATAAGTACATATATTTCATGTCAACATCATTATATCTAATATAAATAACTTCTTTTTTTATTTTTTCATCTTCTTTATCATTGTTTGTAATACAATCTTTATTTGGACAATTTACATTATGAATATGAGGTAATGTAGGATCATATTTCGTATATTCATTTATTGCAGAAGTAATGAAATTTTTATTTGTTTCTGTATAATCTGTTAAGCACATAAATTCTTTATTTAAAATATTATCTTCATTTCCACATTTACGGCAGTAAAATAACAACTCATTATCATTTTCTTCATTTATTTTCATATAAAACATATTATCGCAAACATTGCAGAAATTCATTATTATTAATTATATATATAATGAATATAGTTTTTATATTTCAATTTTTGTAAGTATTATTTTACTAATATTTTATATGATTTTTTAAAATATTATTTTCGTCTAAAATAATATTTTTATGAATTATCTTCATTATTACTATTAACACTATTACTAATTTTAATATTATTATTATAATAATTTTCAATATCTTTACGTAATCCTTTATAATCAATTTGTATATTAGACATGTTGTATATTGAAACAGATATTATATGTTTTTTCCTATTTTCTTTCTTTGATTGTAATTCATTCATATATTCAATTATTTTTTCATATTTATTTTTAAAATTATTTTGAATTATTTCATAAAACATTAAAAATCGTTTTGGTAAAATTTTTTTGTTTTGTAATTCTAACACACAATACCTTAAATTTGAATATTTTATAATAGAATTATAACCTTCAAAATCAACATTCTGTTCTGTAATTCCTGGTTCATTTAATAATGGCTTATTATCTAATATCATACATAATGTTAATAAAACACTTTTAATATTTTGACATGAAGACCATTGCTCACCTTTCCATGTATTTAATATAGATATACATACTTTACCATTTCTATATAAATTTGGATGAAATCTTATTTTATCAAATGTGTTGTGAAAAATTACTTTTGGTGGTGAATATGGATAATTATATGGAAAATTAAATTCAAATAAATAATTACCAAAAGAAAAAGGTGTTTCCTCAGGACCACTTATTAAAGCATATCCAATCGTCATATCATTTTCATCATGCTTATAATAAATTCCTTGACTTTCAAGTGTTTCTTTATATATAGAACGCACATCTTTCAATAATCTTTGAGCATTTTCTCTTGGCATTACTTTTACATCATCATGTTGAATAGTAGTCATATAATTTATATAATGTTAGTTAATTTTATATTATTTTATTTTATATTATTTTATATATTAATAAAAAAAGTAGTATATAAAAATAATATTATTTATAAATTATATAAATGTATTCAAGAATTTTAAGCTTTGATAATTTTGACACAATCAATAATATAAAAAATATTCGATTAAATTCTATTAACCATTTGCAAGAAGTAAATATGAATTATTTTGAACATTTAAAATTTTCTTCGTTTTTAGGTTTACAATTTTTTATTGCTTCTCAAAAAGCATTTATACATGCATTAATACCTGGATTATTTACAACATCTTCAACTGATTATACTGAATCATTAAATAGAATATTACAAAAAAAAAATTTATAAATTAATATTTTAATTACCAACCCATTAATATTTTAATTACCAACCCATTAATATTTTAATTACCAACCCATTAATATTTTAATTACCAACCCGAATTGATTATTTGTTGTTTTGTACATAATTTTAAAAATTTAAACACATCAATACAATTTATATTATTTGAATCAAAATTATTGTTATTATATTGATTTATTTGTGTTGGTGTTAATTTATTTAATAAATTACTTGTATTATTTTTTTTTAAAATATAATATGGTACAGTACGTAAGTCCTCTTTAGGATAAAATTTCATATATAAACGTATAATATACCATTTTTGAAAATATGGCATTTCATTTATAAATAATATAGGCATATTTTTTTCTATTTTATTTCGTTTGTACCATTTCTGTATTTTTGTTACCTTTTCGTTAATTATATTATTTTTATAATTACGAATATCTTTATTTATTGGAGGCAAAGTAAAATCAAATGAATATATATATTTTATTACATCGCAATTTATCATTTTGATAATTATATCAATAATTTTTTTTTTATATTTTTTTTAATATTTTTTTATAATAATCAATTTTTTTTAAATTTACATTATCATATTTATTATGCTGTAAAAATATTTTATCAATCAATTATTTTAACATGTAACATCATGTTAAAATAAAAATTAATATTTTAAAAAATTGATTTAAGTATTATATAATATTTGTATATAATATTTACATGAAAAAATCTACGAATACGGAATTGTTTTTAAATAAACATAAACTTCAAAAATCAAAAGATGGCAATACTAATGAAACATCTTTTACTCATACAAAATTCAAAAATGTAGATCTTAAAGTATTTCCTGCATCATATTATATTCCAAATGATAAATTAGATGTGTTTTATGGGCATTATATGGATGACTGTTTTATTAAAGGAAATGAATTTTATTTAACAGAGAAACAAATTTGTGATGAAGAATGCTCAGGACCAATTCTTGTAGATTTAGACTTTCGATATGACAAGAAAATTGAATCCAAACAACATTCGAAAGAAGATACAGAATCAATCATTGGTATATATTTGAATTCATTGAAAGAATTCTTTGTTTTTACAGAATCTACAAAATTTAACGTATATATTTTTGAAAAACCACATATTAATGTTGAACATAAAAACGATAATATTGTTGTAAAAGACGGTATACATATTTTAATAGATATACAATGTCATAGAAATATTCAAAACGAAATACGTAATGAAGTACTAAATAATATTCATGTTGTTTTAGATAAATTACCATTAAAAAATATAAATAAAGATGGTAATAGTAGTAATAAATATCATGATATTGTTGATGAAAGTATAAGTAGAATTTCAAAACCAAATAATTGGTGTTTGTATGGTAGTAGAAAACCTGGTAACGAAGCATACAAAATGATATACCATTATTCTATTACATATAAAGACAATGAATTTAATTTATTAGAAGAAAATGATATTACTGAATATTCTACAAATATTGATAAATTTAAAAAAATATCTGCTCGATATAGAGATAATTTAATTTTGGAAAAAACAGAAAAAGGAACTTTAATATGTGATAAAATTATTAATAAAAAATCAGTAAATGTAAATAATAATACTAATAATATTCGTGTAATTAGTATACATGAATTTTTAGCAATAGAAAATATTACAAGTATTGACGAATTACAACAAATAGTTAATAAACAAATGGATTGTGATTTAACAATTACAAATAATTACAATATGAAAGAAGCACATGATTATACAATGATATTACCTGATATTTATTATGATAGTCAACCTGAGTGGATTCGTGTTGGATGGGCACTTAAAAACACAGATGCACGTTTGTTTGGTACTTGGATGTTGTTTAGTGCAAAATCAACTAAATTTAATATTTGTGACATCAGTAAATATCGTCAGGAGTGGGAAGAATTTAATGTAGGTGAAGGTTGTTTGACAAGTAGATCAATTATTTATTGGGCTAAATCATATTATGAATCATATTATGATAAAGATGGTAAACCAACTGATGATAATGAATATGAAAAATTACGTACTTCATCAATAGACTATTATATTGAAAAAGCTATTGAAATACAACCTACTGGTGTAACAAATAATAATAATAATAAAGAAAAGAGAAAAGAAAAATATGGTTCAGATTTTGATATTGGATCTGTACTTTGGTGTATGTATAAGGATAATTATATTTGTGTTGATTACAAAGCCAATGAATGGTATGCGTATAAAAATAATCATTGGAAACCGGTAGCAGCTGAAGCAGAATTGTTAAAATTTTTATCAGAATCAATTCATGATTTATTTCAACAAAAAATAGTACAAACAGTACAAAAAATGTTTCATTTTGAAAGTGAAGATTCACAATTTTCACAATACGAAAGAAAAATTGGAAGAATACTTGAAATTTGTCATAAACTTAAAGACAATTCTAAAAAAAACTCGATTTTTAAAGAATCAAAACTTTTGTTTTATGATGATAAATTTTATGAAAATGCTGATAAAAATAATTATTTATTGTGTTTTAATAATGGTATATATGATTTTAAAAATAGTATATTTAGAAAAGGTTATCCTGATGATTATTTAACAAAAAGTACAAATATTGATTACATTCCTTATGAAAAAGCAATTGTTGAACATAAAAAACATTGTGAAGGTGTACGTAATTTTATTAGGCAAATATATCCTGTTGATGAATTACACGATTGGATATGGAATTTATTTGCTAGCCTATTAATTGGTGGAAATAAAATGCAAAAATTTTATATATTTATTGGTTGTGGATCTAATGGAAAAAGTTTGTTGTTGAGATTAATTGAATTAATGATGGGAGATTACTTTGGTGAACTTGATTGTTCAATTTTAACTCAAAAAGATAAACAACAAGGTCAAGCGACTCCTGAAGTAATGGCTTTACGTGGACTTAGAGTTACTGTTACTAATGAAATAGCTAAAGGCGCAGTAATGAATGAAGCAACCATGAAACAACTTACAGGTGGTACTGATAAGATTTCAGGTAGAGAGTTATATGGTAAACAAAAAATATGTTTTACACCACAGTTTAAACCAATTGTATTGACAAATAATCTTTATGATATTCGTTCAACTGATACAGGTACTTGGCGTAGAATAGATAAAATTGATCATCTATCTTATTTTACACCAAATCCGGTTGATAATGATCCACAACAACCATACCAATATAAAGTAGATTATGATTTGGAAGAAAAATATTTTGACAAATGGAAATTAATATTTATGTCAATGTTAGTAGATATAGCGAATAAAACAAAAGGAAAAGTTCCTTCTTGTAATATGGTAAAAGCTTCTACTGATGAATATCGTAATCAACAAGATCATATTGCAGAATTTATTAGCGAAAAAATAGTCGTTTCAAATGATGATAAACATTTTATTAAAAAGCGTGATCTTCAACAAGAATTTGATTGTTGGATGTTGGAAAATCATGGGAAAAAAATGCCAAAATTAACTAAAGAGTTAGGCACACGAATGGATGCAAAATTTGGAAAATACAACAAAAAATGGAAAAATGTTAAATTAATAATGGAAGAAGAAGATGATGAAAATTGATAATAAAAATATAGTAAATATTATAATATTTTTATTAGTATTTTATTTTTATTAGTATTTTATTATTTTACATGGTTGTATATGTTATCATAAAAATTAAAATTATTTACAATGTAGTTATAAATATCTTTCAACCAATATATGTAATCATTAAATGTAAAATATGGCAAAAATACAAGAAAAATATAATATATTATGAATGTTACACTTATATTTTTAATTTTTAATATAAAATTTACAATCAATAAACTGAAATATATTATTTCCAATAATGTTATTATGTAATTTCTTTCCCAAAATTGTGTTCCTTGATAAAATCCTTTTCTTCTTGATAATTCTTCTTCTCCTTCTGAATTATTATCAATATGTTTAATTTTTTTTTCAATATCTTTTTCAGTTTCTTTACTTTGTAGACACGATGCTATCATTAATCTATGTTCATCAACTAATGATCTATGAATTTTAATACTTCCTTTTACATATTTTTCTAAAATAGAATCTGGTTCTTTAATACAAATATCTGAACGTTTTAATTGATCATATGTTGATTGTACTAATGCTATATTGTCATCATAAGAATTTATGTTTGTATCTGTCATTTGTAGTATAATATTGAATGAGATATTAATTTAAAATATCTTATTCAATTACAAGTTCATAAGTTTATCTATCTTCTCTACATAAATTTGATTCAAAATCAAATGTAGTTCCATAAGTACAACATTCTGGACCAACACAGCTTCCCATATTTAAACCAGAACTTACTCCACTCGAAGTATTATGCTTAGGTTGTATGTATTTATTAAAATCTATATTTTGTCTTTTTGATATATCTAAACGCAAATATAGTAAATAGCTTATTGATAAACCAACAATTATTAATATAATTGGTCTTAATAATCCGGATGGCAAAATTTTCTTAACTTCTAAATAGCTTAATAACATGACAACAAAAAATGCTATAACTGCAACAAATACTAAGTAATAATATGCTATATATCTATCTTGATAATATTTGGTAATATCTCGATTTCTTTTAGAGTTATTTAATACATCTCTTAATTCTTTATAATCACCTTCAAAACGATCATGAACACCCATGTATATATTATGATAATCTCTATTTTGTTGATGAAGTATATCTCTTCTTACAAATCCCATAATATATTACGCAAATATCTTTTTTTTATATTTTATTTTAATAATACATCTTTATCATCTATTTTAGGTAAACATTTTGCTTGTACAGAATCATAAAACATTCCATCTGGACAACATTGGTTATTTCTACATAATTCAATTTTACAGCCATTTTTATCTTTACCTGAAGGTGAACCTTCACCATCTATTTCATCTTCTAAACCATCTACATTTACACCATCTTCTTCAGCAGTTTCTTCATCATCAAAATTTTTAGCTTTATCATTAGAAAAATCATATTTATCATAGTTATAATTATCTCTTTTTCTATGATCCATATAACCATTGAAAATTAATATGGTCATTACACTTACTAATATTAATATTAAAATATTAGTAGCAATGCTTGGTATTTTAACTGGCGCAAAATTTTGAATAGCATAAATTATATTTAATCCAAATAATAATAAAAATACATATTTCATTACATTTGCTAAACCATCATAATTTTTATAGTAATATGTATTAATATCTACTTCCTTTTGTGTATTCATTTCAATTGGTAATAAAAATTCTAATTTTCTTTGTAATTCGTGCTTATGTCTATTTAATTTATTTTCACGATTTAAAAGATTTCTATTTTTACATGCATAAACAGTTTTTAAACTATATTGGTCACCTGTTGAAAAATGTCCTACACCATTGCGAATACTACGTGTACGATGATTGATAATTTGTCTGGTACTTTCGCCGTTACTATAACCTCTATTATATTTTACTATACCAGGTCCATCAAAACGATAAGCAGAACTATGAGTTCCCCAACGTTGACTAATAACAGGATATTTGTGTACCGTTTGCCATCTGTCACTGTAAAGACCCATTTGCCAACCACTTGCTCGTGAAGCACATGTTTCTGTATGTATACCACATTTGTATCTATTATAAAGTACAATTGATTGTAAATCGGCTAAACTATAATTTCTTGGTAATTTAACAGCAATCCATTTTTTATATGTTCTGTTTGAAGTAGAATGGTACATATTATGATCAGTTATGTTACCATCTTTTAATTTATCTACAAGATGATGTTTACGCCATCCAGGGTGCTCATTTTGTGTATTTGTCCAAAAATGACATTGTGGCGCAATATTTTTATTATTTACCCAAATTTGTAATTCTCTAAAATTAGCCCAATCATTTTTTTTAGTTTGGACAAAAGATAAATAACGAAAATATGGCATAGGTTGACAAGGAGTATTGCCTAATACATCTTTTATTTGCTTAAACCATTTTGATCTTTCTCTTACATAAATATTAATTTTACCAATAACATCTTCGGTTTCTTCTTTCGATAATCCTTTCTTTTTTAAATAACTATATAATCTAAATTCTCCACTTTGAGATTTACTTATTTCTCTTTGAATTTCATCTAACATTCTTACTGTATAATTATTCATAGTATTTATATATATAATTTGAGAAAACAATCACAGTAATTTTAAAAAATCTTGTAAATCTATTAACTCTTTTTTTATATTTTCTCTTAATTCTTCTTTGTTATTGCTTCTATTATTAATTAAATCATCAATTAATTTTTTCTTTCCTTCATAATTTATTTCAAATTTTTTTAAATAATGTAATAAATAATTTTCATTTAATTTAAAGTCCTCTTTACTTATATCACGCTGTATTTTCACATGGGATATTTGTCTTTTTAAAGATTTCATATCTGTTATATAACTTAATGTATTCATAGTTTCACTTATGTTTCTCATTTCTGGTGAAATAGTTCCTATAATAAATGATATACAATTTCCTGTAAATGTATCTTTGAGTATTTTAGTTAGATTATTTTGCCTATATGGAATATAAGATTGTTTATTTTTGGATGCTCTTATACATTCTTTTAAAACTAAAATACTTTCATTTATTTTAGCATTTTCACGCATTTCTTGCTTATTTGCACAAATCGATTTTTTTGCCTTTTCACTTCCTGCTAAATCAATCAAACTAATATAATTGTCATTACACCATAATTGTATTAATAAATGTGATCTACTTGAATTGTTATTTTCACTAGAAATACCGACAAAGCGTTTTTCATGTATTTGTTCAATTAAATCATTTGGTTTATGTTCATCTAAATATTTTTTTTTACAATTTTTAAAAATAATTTTACCATTATTATCTTCATATTGATTTATTGGTTTATGGTTATCAAATAAATCAAAACAATTATTATTATATATTTGTACAGCTGTTAAATATGTACTTTTGTCATGATTATCAAAATATTTTAAAATATAATAAATGATACCAGGATAATATCTATTTTTACCTATACTTGTAAAAGTTTTTCCACTGCCTGTTTGGCCATATAAAAAAATTGTAATATTATTTCTATTATTAAAATTATTTATAATTGGATCAAATACATCTATATAAATATCTTCGTTTGTAGTATTAACATCGTATATTTTATCTAATGAAAAATGACGTTGACTTTTTATTATTTTTTTATTATCAAATATATCTCTCTTTTCATTTATAACATATAAAGATCTCTCATCACTATTACTTGTAAATACACAAGTCTTTTCTATATCTTCGGGTGGTTTTATTCTAACTAATATATTAAATCTAGAATTCATAAATAAAAGAGAGAATATAAATTAAATCATATAATTCATCTTAATCAAAATATATACTTAGTTTATTATCATATTCACTATAAGTATTTACATTTAATTGCGGTTTCATTAATGAAATCCATTTTCTCGATTCTGGATATTTTTCTAATATTTCATTCGGTATTTTTATTTTACCATCATTTGTATTGTGTTGTTTTATTATTTTTCCATGTTTTCTCATGATTGTTGTTTTCACTCCTACATCATAATTTTTTGTATCTATAAAACTAATTTTTTCCATTTTATTTTTGTCTCGTTTTACTTTGTAAATATAACAAATAATTTTTGTAAAATCTTTGCTTAAAAAATATAACTTAATTAAATTATCTTCAATATCCCATGCAACACCATAATAATTATAATTGTGTGGAGGTTCTATATTTATTCTTAAATTATGAAATAATTTATTTGTATCTAATTTAAATTCATCAAATGATGTTTTTGTACCTATACAAAAACGAGATTTATTAATATGACCATTTTTAAATATATTTATTCCTACAGCAAAAGGAGAAATTTGAGGGTGTATTTTATAATCATTCTCATTCAATTTGTGAATCCATTTTTCAATAAAATCTTTTTCATAATTTGTTATTTTTTCGTTTAAAGGATAAATATAAGAATAATATCTTTCTAATTGATCTTGTACTTGTTTTTTTTGATCAACATCATAATCATTATCATCATTCTTATTTTCATTATTGTGAAATTTTTCAATAATGAACAAATCATATTGTAAGTGAAAATACAAGATAAATAATATTACTGGTATTGTAAATAATAGTAAAAAATAAACCATTATAATTATATTATTATAATAAAAAATAATAATATAGTTTATATGAACTTTCTAAAATATTTGAAACCACACACAAATAGAGATTATTATACTTTATTTTTATTAATACTATTACTAACTTTATCCTTAATAACATTATTTACACCATATAATGATTTAGGATATCTATTATATGATAATTCTAATCGAGAAGGTTTAGAAAATAATAAAATAATTGATTATGGAGATTATGGTACTGTTGATGTAGATGTAAAAGAAGTTGTAGATAAAGTTTATTTAACTCCATTTTTTCCCAGAAAATTATGTCAAAAAATAATAAATATTTATGATAAACATATTAATAAAAGACAAAAATTACATAATGATGATTTTATAAAAAAAGAAGATTCAGAACATCTTGATAATAATGATATGAAATATGAACCAGGTATGACCGCTCATTTAAAGGAAGTACCAGAAATGTATAATTATTTAATGCAATATGTAGAAAAAAATTTGTTTCCAATTGTAAATGAAAAATTCCCTTATTTTGAAGGGCGTAAAATTTCACCCCCATATATTTTGCGTTATGATGCAAAAAAAGCTAAAGAAGCGCAAATGGATATACATATTGATAATGAACAAATACCTATAATTATATATTTAAATGACGATTTTGAAGGGGGTGGCACTTTTTTTCCCATTGAAAAAAAATTAGTGAATGGTAGAGTAGGCGATGTATTATTTTATCCTGGTGGAGTAACACATCCACATGGCGGAAGAAAAATAACAAGTGGAATAAGATATTTATTACTATTTTCTATTATTGATCCTGATGTTTAATAAATATTATAATGTATATATTTTAATTATAATATTAATATTTATATTGGTAATTCCATTATACCTCTTAAAAGTAATGTAAATACTACAGCATGAATTAACATACCGTTTGTTGTTGGACAACCAGTATTATCTGCTATTTTTGTTATAGAACCTAATAATGAATTTACCAGTTTATAAGTAAAAGGGTTAACTACAATTAAAAATAACAAAGTAGTGTACAATGTATATCTCCATTTATCTAACCATGTTTTTCCTTTTTCGTTTTCGTTTTCATTTTTTGCTCCCATTTTATATATATTATGGAACAGATAAAATTTTACTTTTTCTATAATTTTTATATATTTACTTTTGATTTTAACATCATTTTTAATTCTTCACTATAATTACAAACATCTCTTTTGAATTGCAACATTATGAAACATCTTAAACAAACTAATACATCATTTAATGAATTATGCAAATTAACAGGTGTTGTTCCAAATAAGTGTTGATGTAATTCACTCTGTTTAGGATTTTTATAAATAGTTCTTCCTAACGTATTTTTTCTGCCTGTATCTATTTTACATATATATCTACTTTTGTTCATTGTACAAAAGTCTTCTAAATTATGAATTATTTCATTAATCATTTTTTTTCCGTCTAAACCAAGTCTTGATAATTCTATTTCAATCATTTTTTTGTCAAAATTTAAATTATGTGCAACTAAATAATTCACATTGTTCATTGAATCTAGCAAACTTTTTAATGCTTTTTTTATACTAACACCTTGTTTTAAACTTATTTCATTTGTAATACCATGCACTTTTGTTGATTCTTCTGGTATTTTAAATTTATTTTTATGATTTATAATAAAATCGCAACATTCTACAATATTCTTTTTTATTGTGTCATATACAATATAACTTAATTGAACAATATGAGGATAATCTTGTAATATCGTCATATTGTCGTTTATGACACCTGTTGTTTCTGTATCAAATACTAATACTTTCATTATTTATTTTTATTTAAACGTTTTTATATATTTATTTTCAATTTTTTTATTATTTATAATTTATAAATAATAATATGACTACATTTACAACTAAATCAGCTTTACAAACAGCTATAAGTGATTGGATATCTAATCAATCCAACGCAACTTCAACTTATGGTGATATTAATACATGGGATGTTAGTTCTATTACTGATATGAGCAGTTTATTTATTAATAAATCTACTTTTAATTCAGATATTTCTAATTGGAATGTCTCTAATGTTACTAATATGAGCTTTATGTTTAGTGGTGCAACAGCATTCAATCAAGATATTAGTAGTTGGAATGTTTCTAATGTTACAAATATGCAATCTATGTTTTACAGTGCTTCTTCATTTAATCAATCTTTAAATAACTGGAATGTTTCAAGTGTTACAAATATGAGTCATATGTTTCGAAATTGTACAGCATTCAATGGAGATATAACTGGTTGGAATGTATCTAATGTTACTACTATGGAAAAAATGTTTAATGCTGCAAGTTCATTTAATAAAGATATACGATATTGGCTAGTATCAAGTAGTACTACTTTAACGTTGATCTTTGAAAATGCTACAAGTTTTAAATCAGCATATAGTGCTCAAGATACACCAACAAGTAGTTTTTTTAATAATGGATATATATTTACAACTAAATCAGCTTTAGAATCAGCTATAAGTGATTGGATATCTAATCAATCCAACGCAACTTCAACTTATGGTGATATTAATACATGGAATGTTAGTGCTATTACTGATATGTCTTCTTTATTTTCAGGTAAAACAACATTTAATTCAAATATTTCTAATTGGAATGTTTCTAATGTCACTAATATGAACTCTTTGTTTTATGATGCGGTAGCCTTCAACCAGCCTATTGGATCATGGAATACTCCTAATGTGACTAACATGTCTCGTATGTTTGCACATAGCTTTAATTTATCAGGTCTAACAACATCATTTAATTCAAATATTTCTAATTGGAATGTTTCTAATGTAACCGATATGAGTGAGATGTTTTCTTATGCAGCTGATTTTAATCAACCTATTGGAAATTGGAATGTTTCTAGTGTAACTAATATGAGTTATATGTTTAGAAATGCTGTCGATTTTAATCAACCTATTGGAAATTGGGATGTTTCTAATGTTACTGTCATATATGGTATGTTTCGATCGGCAAGCTCATTTAATCAACCTATTGGAAATTGGAATGTTTCTGGTGTTACAAGTTTTAGTAATATGTTTGCTGGTGCAACTGCTTTTAATAAAGATATTAATAGTTGGAATGTTTCTAATGTGACAAGTTTTAGTGATATGTTTTATGGTGCTTCTTCATTTAATCAATCTTTAAATAACTGGAATGTTTCAAGTGTAACTAATATGTCTAGTATGTTTGATTCTGCTCAAGTATTCAATGGAGATATAACTGGCTGGAATGTTTCTAGTGTTACAAATATGCTTAATATGTTTAATGGTGCCAGCGTTTTTAATCAAGATATAAGTGGTTGGAATGTTTCTAGTGTTACAAATATGCTTAATATGTTCTATGACGCTGTAACTTTTAATCAAGATATAACTGGTTGGAATGTTTCTAGTGTTACAAATTTTGCTGATATGTTTTATGGTGCTACAGCATTTCAAAATCAATATAATGCTCCAGATACGCCAACATCAAGCTTTTTTTCATATCTATTTACACCTACAAGTAAAACAAATTTACAGACAGCTATAAATGATTGGATATCCAATGAAACCAATGCAACTTCAACTTATGGAGATATTAATACTTGGGATGTTATTAATATTACTGATATGTCTTCATTATTTTCTAATAAATCTACCTTTAATTCAAATATTTCAAATTGGAATGTTTCTAATGTAACCAATATGTCTAATATGTTTA